GCAGCCCCCGCACCGGCAAGCAGCGGACGGTAGGCCTGAAGGATGTCGGCATCTCGATCGAGTTCAACCAGGACCTCGAGAACCTCGACTCGGTCCTCGATGCGCTGGTGGGTGCCGATCCGTTCACGGTGATCATCAAGTCAGAGGATGCGGCCGTCTCCGCGTCCAACCCGCAGCACGCGGGAACCGCGATCCTGCCGAACTACGATGGCGCCGGTGCCTCGGGTGGCGTGGGCGAGCTCGCGAAGTGCTCGATCACCCTCGAGCAGGCAGAAGACGACTGGGTTCGGACTACGAGCTAGAGGAGGTGTTCGTTGGATAGCGTGAAGATGGCCATTCGAGAGAAGGCCTTCGAGGGATCTCCCCTCGCCGAGGAGGAGCTCCACGTCAAGCAGTGGGATGTGACGGTGCTGGTCCGGGAGATGACGGCCGAGAAGAGGACCGACATCCAGAACCGGGCACTGAAGACCGTCAAGGGCGAGCAGACGATCGACTTCAGGGTGTTCACGCCCTTGCTCGTGATCGCCTCGACCTTTGACCCAGAGACACGCGAGCCGGTCTTCGAGGAGGGCGACACGTCCCAGCTGCTTCAGTGCAGCTCGTCGGCCCTCGAAGCCATCAGCCAGGTGGCGATGAGGCTGAGCGGCATCACTGAAGAGGAGCTGACCGCGGCAAAAAACGGATGAGGGACGACCATGAGTGGCGTTTCGCGTTCGAGCTCGCGACGCTCATGAGTTGTCCTGATCCCCCAGTCATCCTCCGGCAGATAGGAAGCCGGAGGTTCACCGACTGGATCGCGTTCTTCTCGGGAGATGGAGAGGAGACCACGACCACGGGGCACGTGGCTCGCGCCCAGCAGCTTCTGCAACGGGCGATGAGCCGCCCACGATGAGAGGCAAGAGGAGATCATGGCCACAGTCGGACGCCTTGTCGTCAGGCTGACAGCCACGACCGGAGACCTGCAGAAGGGTCTCAAGCGCGCGGAGCGCATGATGCAGCGCTCCTCCGGTCGCATGCGGAACATCGGGTCGAATATGACCTCCGGCTTCTCGCTGCCTCTCGCCGCCGCTGGCGGCGCCGCCCTCAAGTTCTCCACGAACATCAACGAGGGCATGGCCAACGTCGGCACCCTCATCCCCGGCAACATCAAGCGACTTCAGGAACTTAAGGGCGAAGTCCAGAGCCTGATGGGGGAGACAGGGAAGGGCGCAAAGGACCTAACCGGCGGGCTCTATGAAGTGATCTCCGCTTTCGGCGACTCCGCGGAGACGGCTCAGCGCCTGGCGATCTCGGCGAAGGCTTCGGTGGCAGGCGTGGCGTCGACGAAGGATTCGATCGCGCTCCTCTCTGCGACGACCAAGGGATACGGTGATACATCGGCCGCCGCCCTCCAGAAAGCCTCAGACCTTGCGTTCCAGACCGTGAAGCTCGGACAGACCGACTTCCCCCAGCTGGCGGCGAGCATCGGCACCGTGATCCCGAACGCGGCCAAGCTGGGCGTGAAGCAGGAAGAGCTCTTCGCGACCTACGCCACCCTCACCGGTGTCACGGGTGACGCAGCCAGGGTCAGTACCCAGTACAGCTCGATCCTCCGGGCCATGATGAGCCCGACAGATGCTATGGCCGCGGGCATCAAGAAGCTCGGCTTTCAGACCGCGGAGGCCATGATCGCCGAACACGGCCTGACGGGGTCACTGAGGCTCCTTGTCGCGCAGACCGACGGAACGAGCGCCGGCGTGGCCAAACTCTTCGGCCGGGCTGAGGCGTTGACTGCGGCCTTCGCTCTCACCGGATCGCAGTCCGCGGTCTTCGACGAGAAGCTGAAGCTGATGGCGAGCTCCGCCGGCGCTACGGATGCGGCGTTCAAGGCGCAGACCGAAGGGATCAACGTGCTGGGCTTCGCCTGGAAGAGACTCAAGGCCAACGCCGAGGTTGCCTTCCAGGTCATGGGCGATGCCATCGGCCCGGTGATCTTGGAGGTGACGAACTCCGGGAAGCCGCTGGTCAATGTGCTCAAGGCCGCGGCGAACTGGTTCAAGAACCTGAGCTCCGGAGGGAAGAGAACGGTCGTCGTCGTTGCCGCGTTCACAGCCGCCCTGGGCCCAGCCCTCATGGCCCTCGGTCTCTTCGGTCAGGGCCTCGCCACCATCCCTGCCCTGCTGAGTCCGGTCGTCGGGCTCCTGGGGGGCACTACCAAGGGAGTGATTCAGCTGGGAACAGCTCTGGCCCATCCACGGCAGGGGCTCGAGAAGCTGGGAAAGGCAGCCACGAAGTTCGGGAAGACGATCACCACCCAGGTGCTTCCAAAGCTGGCCGCGATCTCCTGGCAGGTTTGGGCCGTGATCGGCGTCGCGCTGATCATGATCGGCGTCTGGAAGAAGTGGGGGGGTGAGATCAAGAAGTGGGTCGTCCAAGCCTACAAGGACTCGAAGAAGTGGGTCGTCGAGGGCTGGGTTCAGATCGGGAACTGGGTGAAGGGTGCACTGGAAAGCGTTGCGGGCTTCTTCACGGGTCTCTATGAGGCCGTCGCCACTCGGGTCTATGAGGTCTATGCAGCGGCGAAGAAGTGGCTCGTCGAGAGGCTAGGGGATGTCTTCGAGTGGATCCGGAACGCCGTGGGCACGGTGATCGGGTTCTTCTCTGGGCTCTATCGCAATGTGGCCGGTTGGATGGGGAAGACGATCGATGAGTTGAAGCTCGATGAGGCCCTCGATGGCGTGAACGCATTTGCGAAGGATGCAGGTCTCAAGCTGAAGGAGTTCGGAGAGGCGCGGCCGGCGTCACGCGAGATGCGATCGTAGGGATCGGCGAGGGTTTGGCCGAGGTGGCCAGAGAGCTCCCGGGAGCTGCGGGTGACTTCCTGAAGGACCTTGTGGCGCAGGTGAAGGCCTACATGGGCCAGATGTGGGGTGAGGTCGAGCAGGCTCCCGTGGAGACCATGAAGAAGATGGCCGAGGCCTATGGGGTCCTGGCGGCATTCGGGCCGAGTTCCAGGGTTACCAAGGGTGTGCAGGAGGTCAAGAAGGAGTTCGCCGGCCTCGGTACGGTGATTCAAAAGCACTTCGGGGATGACTTCTCGAACATCCTCCAAGGCTGGAAGGACAACTTCACGAGTACCGTGACCGACATGGTCATGACCGGGAAGTCGTCGTTCCGGGACCTCATCAACTCGATCGAGTCCGACTTCCTCTCGATGTTCGTGAGGAACCAGATCACCAAGCCCCTCTTCGAAGCGATCTTCCCGGGTGCTGCGGCCGAGGTTGCCCATGGAGGAGGCATTGTTGGGGGAGGGGGATTGGGAAGCCGTATGGTTCCCGCCATGGCCTTCGCCGGCGCCCCCCGGTTCCACGGCGGCGGCATGATCGGTCGCAACGAGGTGCCGATCATCGCCCGGCGGGGGGAGGGTGTCTTCACCCCCGCCCAGATGCGGGCCATGGGCGGGCCGCTGCAGGTGATCATCAACAACCACACTCCCGCCCAGGTTCAGGCTCAGGAGTACTCAAGCGCGGGCGGGGCGAGAACCCTCGAGATCACGGTCCATAACATCGTGAACGGCGGTTTCGATTCCGGGCGCTATGACAGCTCATTGCGTCGCTTCGGGGTCTATCCGCAGGGGAGCAGCCGGTAATGCCGTCGATCGTCTGGCCAGCGGCGCTGCCTGAGATGCCCACGATCGCGGGCACCATCCTGCGAGCTCGCCGGAATGTGATCCGGACACCCGTCAGCGAGGGTCCCGCCAAGGTCCGGAAGCGAGGATCCTGTGCGCCCCGGATCATCCCCGAGCGCCTGATCCTCACATACGCCCAGCTCACCGATCCGAGTCCCAACGGGTTCATCGCCTTCCTCGAGGAGGACACGCAGGACGGTAGCCTCGAGTTCGAGTGGGAGGTCCCAGATACGGGAGAGACCGTCACGATGCGCTTCTACATCCCTCCGGATCCCGAGTGGGTCTACCTGGGAGGGGACAATTGGGAGGTCACGTTTACGGTGGAGGTGTTCCCGTGACACGACCTCTGACCGCTGCCGCCGTCCAGTCGGCCTTCGCCCAGTCAACCGACAAGGCGTGGCTGATTCTCGTGGAGCTGGAGAGCACGGATGGTGCTGCGTTCCCATTCCACAAGTACTACGTCAACGACTGGCAGAACATCGAGAGCGGTGGCCAGACCTATGAGTGGTGGCCCTTCCGGGTGACACTGCTGTCGGACGTGCCGGGGGAGATCCCAGACCTGCGGCTTCAGATCGACAATGTTCACCAGGACCTAATCTCGATCCTCCGCCGCCAGGACCGGCCGGTAATGGCAACCATCTCGGTGATCCTTCACGATAGCCCGAACGACATCCAGTGGGGACCCCAGGAGCTCGAGATCCAGACCGTGCCGTACGACGTGGGCTTCATCGAAGCGGTCCTATCCGTGGAGCCGATTCATCAGGAAGGCTTCCCCGGCTACGCGATGAGCCCCATGTACCTGCCCGCCATCTTTGGCCCCGTTCCGGTCGAGGAGCCTCGCGCCCCTGGGCCCCCCGGCCCCGCGCCCGCGCCCCGGCGAGGTGGCGGCGCACCCATCTATGTCCAGCCGTTTGCGCCAAAGGGAGGAGTTCCGGGATGACCTGGTGGAATGGACTGAAGCGCGCGGCCCGCATCGCGGGGATCGTCTTCCTCGTTGGAGGATGCGGCTACCAGTGGTGGTTAACGAAGGGGCCGGGGGCGGCCGAGCCGAAAGGGGATCGCGCCTACAAGACGTGTTTCTGGTTCTGGGACTCCCTCGGCGTGCTCCTGACCGACGATGAGGACTATGCCTCGAACTCCACTGTCCTGGTGTACCTGTCTCAAGCCTCGGGCGACGTTGATACCGTCGAGGCCACCTTCGAGACTGTGTTGCCGGGCATCACCCGCTGGTGCCTGCTGGACAAGCCGGACACGACCAACATTTTCACGGCCTATTTCCGATCCGATCAGCATGAGTACGTGCTAGCCGATAGCCTTCTCGTCCTCGGCTGGTATGTGCCGCCGGCGAGCATCCACGACCAGGCCTTCCTCGCCGCCGCGGTGCCCGAGTCGGCTCTCCAGGAGAGCATCATCTGCCCGCGGCACATGGCTGACTCGGCCTTCACGATCACGCTGACAGACAGCAGCACGGTTCCGCTGGATGCGCTGCCGGAGACGCTGCTGCTCGAGTCGGAATATCGCGAGTGGTGGGGCGCCGTGGGCCGGGACACCATTCCGGTTTTCGGGATCAATGCCGAGTTCGACACGGCTACGGTCACCGCCCTGGCGGCGTCCGGCAGCGCAATCGAAGTGATCGACTCGGTTCACGTGGCCAAGGCGCTCGCTGAGAGCCTGTATGCAACGCTCGCCATCCCCGAGACCCTACACGTTGGGGATCGGGTCACGGTTGGGGGAACGCAGTGGGACGACGGGTCAGGGGGGATCAACGCGGCCGCGATCGACCTGGGTGCATCAGCGAAGTGGCTGGTGGGCAATGGCATCGGGGAGGCCACAGCGCAGACCTTCGGTGGAAGTCACTACGCCCAGAGCGACGGGAAGGTCTATCACGTCGAAGATGGGGTCAACACGGACGACATCAAGGATGCCAATACGCCGGCTGAGGGCGATCTCGCCACCTACACATCCTCGAAGCAGATCAACTGGGAGACGCCGGAGGAACGGAAGCTCCTCGAGTGGCCTGCGCTCGGCACGATTCACTCTGACACCCTGTGTCTGTCGGATAACGATGGATCGCATAGTCGTGTGGCCTGGTACGTCCCCGGGATGACATCCTCCCGCCTCGTGCTTTCCGTGAGCTGGTGCCAGTGCCCGAATGATCTCTTCCGCTATCACCCCCTCATCGTGAGTGGCAAAGAGCCCGAGGGGTTCAACTGGTGGGCGAAGACCGACTCCATCGTCATGACAGCAACGGTTGGCGGCGCTTGGGCGGCGAACCAGTGCAGTTGCGCAGTCGTCTGGACCGTGCAGACACAGTAGGAGGCACGATGCACGCGAAACACTCGGGCGCCATCACCTGGACGAACAACCAGATCAGCAACCGTATCGATCTCATGCGGGCTCTCACTACAGCAGACCCGCAATACTACCGCCGGCTTGCCCAGTACGGGGAGCAGGTACGGATGGGCCGTGTGGTCCTCGCGTGGCTGCAGGATCCGATGAGCGACCAGGAGGACTGGTGGGAGGAGAGGTCTAACCTCAGCTACTACAAGATCCTCTATCATGAGGCCTATCACTTCGCCGCGGGTTCGGTGCCCCTACCCGATGGGGCGAAGCCATGATCACCCAACTGGAACCCGGCTGGACAGACCGGTATGTGGGCATCCCTTTCAAGAGCAAAGGACGAGACTGCGAGGGGATCGACTGCTGGGGTGTGCCCTATCTGGTCTATGCCCAGGAACTCGGCATTGAGCTGCCCCTGCTCTCCGAGGGCTACCTGAATGCCGCGGACAGGATCGACCTCGAGCAAGTCTCCGCTGGCGCCAGACGCTGCTTCGAGGAGATCGAGCTCGGATCGGAGCAGCCGCTGGATGTGCTCCTCTTCCGCGTCCCCACCCCCCGCCAACCGGGATCTCCGAGCGGTCCCGCTGTTCACCAGCGGTGGCACGTGGGTCTCGTGATCACGCCGCGGCACACGATGCTCCACGTGGAGAAGGGGAAGGACACCGTCATCGAGCGGTACCGGGGCGCCACCTCGAGGTGGACCCATCGACTGGTGTCTGCCTGGAGGTGGACCGGATGATCGCCACGCGGGATACCTGCCGCGTGATCGCGGCTCTTCACCCCTTCAAGATGGGTGCCGCGCATCGGATCGAGCGCCTGGTCCCCGCCAATCTCACCGTCCGTCAGATCCTGAGGTTGCTCGAGATCGACCGCCCGGAGTTCGACTTCGGCGTGTCGGTGGGGGGGGACTCGATTCCACGAACGGCATGGGACCTCTTCCGCCCGGGCCCGGGGGCCGACGTGGCGATCCGTGCCCTCCCCGCCGGTGGGGACGGGGAGAACTCGGGCAAGGACATCCTCCGGTTGGCCCTGACAGTCGGTGGGTTCGCTGCAGGCGGGTGGGGTGGAGGCTGGCTCGCTGGGAGAATCGGCGGCCTGGGCAAGATCGGCACGAGCGTGCTGAGATTCGGTGGCGCAGCGATTGGCCATAAGGCTGCAACGGTACTGATCGACCAGTTTGCCCCCACGCCTGACCAGAGGCAGATGGAGGAGCCGGCGGTTCCCACCGTCAACCGGGAGAATCAGCTCACGCCCTTCGCGGTGTTTCCCAAGATCTATGGTGAGCACCTGAGCTATCCCCCGTTCGGATCCCTGCCTTACAACGACGGGGACTGGGTGTACCTCATCTACTCCGTCAGCCTGGGCCACACCCACATCTCTGACATCAAGATCGCCAACACCCCGATCGAGGATCTCCTGACAGAGCGAACGCCTGAGAATCCATCTGATCAGGATGGCCAGTACGAGATCCGTTATGGGGACGACGACAACGAACAGCCCCGAAGCATCTCCCCTCCGTCTGTCATCATCGCTCAGTATGGTGATCCGGTGGAGGATGACCTCCCGGAAGACTCAGGGTGGATCTCGAGGACGACGACAGAAACGTGCAATGAGTTCGAGCTCTGGTTCAAGTACACCGAAGGCCTGGGAGTCGAGTGGCGTTGGCAAAGGTGGTTCGCGCTCTATCTGGAGCTCGAGATCCAGGCCCGGCCCGTGGGCGGGGGAGAGTTCGCGACTCTCTTCGTGACCGAGTTCTTCAATCATGAGAACCACTCCGACCGCCCATCTGGAAACAGCGGCGCGATCAGTTGGTTCAGGCTGCGCTGCAATCTCATGGACGCCTTCGATCTTTCGGAGCCATGTAGGTGGGAGATCAGATATCGGAGGGGTCCCAACAGCGATCGTGTCCATGATGTTCCCGAGGATGCTGAGCTCGTTGTTCACGACACCGTGGTCCTGGATGAGATCCACGAGATCACCTGGGTGGACGTGATCAAGAAGAAGAATGTGGCGACGATCGCACTCCTGATCCCATGGAAGAGAGAGAGTGAGGATGGGGCCGGGGAGGGCAGCTTCTATCAATCCATCGACTGGACGAAACTCAACTGCGTGGGCCACAGCTATCTGACCTACTGGAACGGAAGCACGTGGACGTACGGTCTGAGCAAGCAGCCCGCTGCGGTCTACCGCGACATCCTCACCGGCTCGGCGGCCTTCAATCCCTTGTCCGTCGATCGCCTGAACCTCGAGCAGCTGCAAGAGTGGGCCGAGTACACGGACTTGAAAGGGTATGAGTTCAACGCCGTTTTCGACCGACGGCGGACCGTGCAGCAGGCGATCGAGGCGGTCTGCGGCGTGTCTCGCGCCCGGCCCGTTCGAACCGACGGCAAGTTCGGCGCAGTGGTCGATCGCGAACAGGATGGCATCGTTCAGCTTTTCACCCCCCGGAACTCTTGGGGATTCCGGAGTATCCGGCGTCTGCCACCCCTTCTCCACGGCATCCGGTGCAACTACCGCAAGCGCCTTCACAACTGGCAGGAGACCGAGATCGTCGTTTATCGAGACGGCTACGATGAGAACAGCGAGGATGCTACCAACATCCAGAAGATGGACATGTGGGGGGCCTGCGGGAAGACGCAGGTGGAGCTCCTCGCAGGGTACAAGATCCGGGAGCATCAGCTCCGGCTCGAGAAGGCTCAGCTCCAGGTCGACATCGAGAATCTGGTCTGCACGGTCGGAGACCTCGTGGGCGTCTCCTGGGACGCCCCGCTTCAGGGGGTGAGCCGGGGACGGATCAAGGCTGTCACGAGGAACGTCGGGGGGGACGTTACATCCATCACGGTGGACAACGAGCTGCCGATCGATGCCGACAACTACGTCCTGTACATCCGGTCAGCGAAGGACACCGAGCCGTTCTACCAATTCATCCCCACGCCTGCAATCACTTACGGCGGGCCGCCGCAGTTCATCACGGAGTGCGCTCTCAGTGTCCCCATTCCAGCCGGACAACCTCAGCCGAATGAGGGGGACCTCTTCACGTGGGGGAAGTGGACGTCTCCTCAGAATCATACGCTCTTCGGCCGCTGGCTGATCGATGGGATCGAACCCGCGGAAGACCTGACGGCGACACTCCATCTGATCGAATACGCCCCTGGGATGTACGATGAGACCATCCTCCACTCGTATGAGCCCGAGATCAGCGACATCCCCTCGATTCGATCGATGAGTCCGGCGCCGCCGGTCGTCGTCTTGATCCAGACCGATGAGAGCGTCCTCTATCGAGCCAGCGGTAACCTTCTGCCCCAGGTGGTGATTGCCCTCCGGTACGAGACGGGGATGTATTCGCCCATTGAGGCGGTGCATGTCGACTGGAGGGAATGGACGGAGGAGGGTATAGAGAATCGCCCCTGGGGGGAGGGTGAGACCTTCACGGGCAAGCCGGACCGCCTCTACATCAGCAAGAGGATCGAGCAGGGTCGCCGCTACGAGTTCCGCATCCGGACAATGGGTGCCGGGAATATGGGGAGTAATTGGGTCCATGAGGACGGCGACGGAGAAGGTGTCCTGGTCATCGGGAAGTCCTCACCCCCACCCAGCCCGACAGGGCTGATCCTCGAGCAGGGTCTCCTTCGGTGGGGGTATAGCGACACCCCACCTCTCGACCTTGCCGGATTCGAGATCCGGCGGCACGCCGGCTCGTCCGGCGGCTGGGACAACGCAACGAAGATCGACACGGTTGGACGGGACAACCGGCAGTACGCGCTGAGCGGTTTCCTTAACGGGACGCACACCTTCTACGTCAAGGCGGTCGACACTTCCGGTAACTACAGCGAAGAAGCGGCCGAGTTCGTCGCCTACTTCAGCTTCCCCCACATGGGCAAGATCTTCAGCACCATTGACTGGTTCACACTCGGGTGGCCGGGGACCCGGGAGAACTGCTACGTCCATGGCAACGGGACGCTGCGTGCGACGGATGTGGGTCAGCAGATGATCTGGACCTCGGAGTCCCGGGAGATCGTCGCTGAACCCGGATATGAGGACGCCATCGTCCTCCTCTACAACACGGTGTTGGCCACCGCTGCGAGCTGGCGGTTCGAGTACAGGAGATCGAGCGACGCGCAGTGGGTCCCCTGGCCCGGGGTTATCCGCCTCCAAGGAGGAGGGGCCTTCCAGTTCCGGTTCATCCTCACTCCTGGTGGGCAGGAGGCCTATGTTCAGCACTTCACTACACACGAGAGTGCCGAGCTCCTCGAGGAGGTCATTGAGGGATCGGCCCACTATGCCCACCCAGTTACCGAGGTGGTCAATCTGACCAAGCAATTCACGCACATCACCGAAGTCAACGGAACGCTTGAGCAGTCTGCAGCCGCGGCCTACGCCAGCTGCAAGGCTCGGTCTGCCCAGGGGATCTCCGGGACGAGTACAATCATGGTCAAGGCACACAAGCCTGACGGGCAGGCGGCGGATGCAATCGTGACCTGGCAAGTCCGCGGCTACTTCTGGCGCGGCGGCGTGCCTTAGGGGGGGGGCGTGGAGAAACTGATCGCATCGCTCGTCGGCGCAGGGTCTGGATTCCTCGGCACGATAGGGGCAGCTCTCGGTTTCAACTCGCGGATCGCCCGGCTTGAGAAAGTCACCGTTTCGAAGGACACCTGCGCCGCCGTCCACCTCGGGGTCACTCAGCAGTTCGAGGCCGTCAAAGAGATGCTCGAAAAATCCGAGAAGGCCGCGGCCCAGCGGGCGGAGCGGATCGAGGCGAAGGTCGATGACCTGGCAATCCTGGTGAAGCGCAATGGAAGCAGCAAATAACCCATCGCGGAGCACAGAACGGGCGCCCTTTGAACCCTTGCTCACGATCGAGGACATGATGGCCTGGCTGAGGGTGAGCCGGAAGAAGGTATACCAGCTCTCCAGTCCTCGTTCCCCGCGGCCGATCCCTTGTGTCCGTCTCGGCCGTGAGATACGGTTTGACCGGAGTGCCGTTCTTCAGTGGCTGCAGGCAGGAAAGGAGGAATAGATGCCGCGGCCGCCGAAGGGCATGTTCCGCAGAGGCAAATCCTGGTACATGCGTCTGCGGGATGGGTATCGAGACAAGTGGGTGAGTCTCGGGCCGGACTTCAAGGAAGCCAAGAGCCGCTTCTGGGAAATCATGGATGAGGGTGATGTCCCGGTGAAGATCACGGTGGCGAACGCCGTGGAGCGGTGGCTCGAGACGTACATTGCGACAGCGAGGAATGAACGAGGGCAGGAGCTGGCTCGCCGGCGAGCGCAGCTGTATCTGCTGCCTGCCCTGGGGCATAGGATGCTTCGAGATGTCCGGAAGGATGATCTGAGGGGATACCGCCTCTGGCTCGAGAAGCAGGGAAAGGGCCCTCAGACGGTGTCGCACGTACTCTCGGATGCGCGCTGCATGTTCCGGTGGGCAGAGGATGCGGGCTACATCGACGTGGCGCCCGTTCCGAGACGGTTGCTGCCGAGGATTCAGGAGCGTCCGCCCGATCGACTGACGGATGAGGAGACCGAAGCGGTGTGTTCGACGCCGGATCCCTATGGTTTCATCTGCCGGTTCGGGGTGGGGACGGGGCTCCGGTGGGGTGAGATGACCCGCGCGCTCACATCCGACATCCAGCGTGGGTCATTGGTCGTGTACCAGACGAAGACGAGCCGGCTTCGCCGTGTGCCGCTCCCGCCAGATTTGCAGCAGGAGCTGGTCGGCAGAGTGGGGCAGGTCGTGCAGCTGAGGCACGCGGGCAACGTGGCTCGGGTGGTTCGGCGGCTGAGTGGCGTGGAGCGCTTTCACGTACACCAGCTCCGCCACACGTTCGCGTGCCGCTGGGTCGAGAAGGGCGGGAACATCACGGCGCTCCAGGAGGTCCTGGGGCACACGTCTCTGCGGACCACGCAGCGGTACGCAAGGCCGTCTGATGAGGTCGTGGCTCGCGAGGCGCGCCGGGTGTTCGAGGCTTCAGATTCGGTAGCAACTTCGGTAGCAAATCCACCCAAGCGCGACGCTAAGTTATTGTTATTGACCTAGTTACAGGGGT